GTACTCGTAGCATTATCATCAATACCTGTACTTGTGAAGTTCTCGTTGGTAGCTAGTGTCGCTGTACTACTTGGAACAGTGATAGTAGTTGTACCTGCCACATTCTCAGGTGAGAGCGTAACGCTTCCTGATGCACTTGTTAGTTTTAAGTCACCCATATTATGCTACCACCCATGTTGCTCCTGTATCTACAGTGACTGTATAGCCAGTATCTACAGTAATTGGTCCTGCTGATATTGCGTTCCGAGAAGCAGGAATCAACACATCTTGTTTAATAGTATTATCATGAATGAACATACCATCAACAGTCTCATGTAGATTACCTCCAACTTTCTTTTCACTAACCCTAGACATTAGGTAATCTCCAAGATACTAGCAAACGCTTCTAAATCACTAGCTGCACTTGCTGTTAATCGAATAACATCTGATGCCTCTAAGTTAATAGGTTTATCTAAGACAATAGTTTCATCAGGTGGTATTGGCATTGTTTTAGCTATGTGTCTAAATGTAGTTCCACCGTCTATAGATACTTCGATATTAACTGTAGCACTATTTGTACCATCTACGTTACTAACATAGAGTGCATGAATAATCCCCTCAGTAGAAGGAGGGCATGTGTATAGAGTTGTTGCTGTTGCACCTACTGCTACTCCAGCATTTTTGAAGGTATTAGCCATTGTTGATATCCTCGTTGAGTTCTTCTTTCTATATTATATAATATTTTTAACTGTTTGTCAAGTAGTTTTAACCACCTAATGCAATTGCCATAGCTACTGATGTACCTGCTGGATCACTTGCTGTTGTAGTAGCCCAACTAGGAGCTGTACCTGCACCATTAGAAGTTACTACTTGTCCTGTTGATCCAGCATTAAGTAATGCCCAATTGCCACTAGCATTAGTATAAACAATGTCACCAGTTGCGTTAGCTAAAGCTGCTAATTCAGTAAGGTCAGTATCTAAAGGTTGGTATGTACCGCTGTGATCATGTCCTGAAGTTGCGAAACCACCTGATGCCCAAACAGGAACACCAGAGGAATTCATTTGTAGGACATAAGCATTAGTACCTGCTCCTAACCCAACCCAGTTACCGCTGGTGTTAGTATAGAGCATTCCTCCAGTAGCGTTAGCTACACCAGCAATCTCAGTAAGATCTGTATCTAGTGGTTGATATGTTCCTGAGTGATCATGACCAGATGTAGCGAAACCACCTGATGCCCAGTTAGGTACACCTGATGCGTTTACTTGTAGGAGATCACCATTACTACCAGCAGCTAGATTAGTCCAAGTACCAGAAGCTCCTGTTGCATAAATGATAGTGCCTGTAGCTGCTGTTACTCCAGCTAAAGATGAGAGATCCTGATCTAAAGGTTGGTATGTACCACTATGGTCATGAGCACCTACAGCTACTGCTTGGAAACTAATAGCAGCTCCTGTACCATTAGATACGACAGCATATCCAGTAGCTCCCGGACTTAATGCTGCCCAATTACCACTAGCATTAGTATAAAGAATATCACCAGTACTATTAGCCACACCAGCAATCTCAGTAAGGTCAGTATCAAGTGGTTGATATGTACCACTATGGTCATGTCCTGAAGTAGCAAAACCACCCGAAGCCCACTGAGGTACTCCAGAGGAATTCATCTGAAGTAAGAAATCAGCAGTACCAGCAGTAAGTAAAGACCAGTTACCTCCAGTATTAGTGATCATAATATCACCAGTACTATTACTTAAGTTTAAGATTTCACTTAAGTCAGCATCTAAAGTAGTCCAAGAAGGATAACCACTAGAGTCTACAGTCATATACTGACCAGTAGATCCTTGAGTTAACTGTGTCCACGTCCCTGTAGCAGTAGCATAGATAACTGAACCAGTAGAAGATGTGGTTGTAGGTACAGTAGTACCACTTCCTGTGATGGTTCCTGTATAATAGATGTCTTTAAATCTAAGAGTAGAAGAACCTAAATCAATAATGTTAGTTGTATTAGGTAAGATAGCACTTGTTGTTATTGTTATGTTACCACCCGTTGATGGACCTACAACACTAACTGGTCCACCTTCAGCAGCAGTACCGTCATGTGTATGTCCAGAAGTACTGAAAGCACTTACAAGTTGGTCATACTCATTATTAAATAAACTAGCATTAATAGTATCCCCATCAGAGAAGGATGATTGTCTAGTGTAAGTTGTACCCATGTGTTTTATCTCCTACCTGAAGGTATTAAATCTATGTACATACCCTGTATTGAGTATGGAGGATTAGTGTCATTACTATAAAACTTAAAGCTATTAGAGAATCCACTTCCCCATACATTAACTTTCTTCATTGGAACTTCAGGACTACCAAATTTAGATGTACCAAAGACTGCTGTACCAAATAATGAGGGTGAGAGTAATGTACCTAAAGGAAATGTGGCTGGTTGTGTTAAGTCAGCATCCTCAAAATCATACCTGAGATCCATATCAATATCGCTAGTACCTTCAGGTTTAATGGAAAGCTTAACGAAATGTAATGTCTTTCTTATTCCAATATCTCCGTAATCAATATCTGGTGTCTTGAATTCTGCTGATATATTATCTCCATCAAAGGAATTTCCTTTATTGTGGAAGTGAACATATCCATCATAGTCTCCGTGATAAGCTTGTTCAACATTACTAGCATTATAGTTAGAAGTGAAACAAGATACTTCTATACCTTGTAACTCAGCCCACTCCCATGTAGGCACTCCTTGTGGACTAATCTTAAATGTCCCTACAATTCCTTTCTGTGATAATTTAGTTGTGCCGCTATTATTGTAGAATAGTCTATATTGATTCTGTGTTCTAATTACAGCACTAGATAAATCATACGAATTAATATCATTTACAATTTTATTAATGACAGGAATTATCTTATGTGAAATACTTGATAACTCGATATCATCGATACGTTCTGTTGCAGCAACTGTACGAATACCATCAGGTGCTAGGAATACAAGGTCACCACCGATCTCCTGAATACTGAAACCATCTAGACAACCAATGTTTCTTGTTACATCTACTACTGCAATATCTGCTGTATTTATGTTTATTAGTTTATTGATACTACTCTGTGAGAAGATAACAAGATCATCACGGAATGTTCTTAAACCTGTTATAGAATCACCTACATTAAGTGATCCTGCTGATGCTCCATTGTAATCTGCATCATCATATCTAGTACTGTAGTAGACTGTCTCAGGTGAAGTGCTCCAACCACCCAAGAGTACATGGTCATCGTGAGTTACACAGTACTGTGGTTTAGGTATATCTGCGTATACTGGTGACGATGTAGATAGACCGTAAGCTTTATATAAGTTTCTTTGGAACTTAAACTGTCTTGTTCCACCAACTAACTTACTCTGTAGTAATATAGCAGGATCATCACCATTGGTCGCTGTGATCCTAGCATCTTCATTAGATAAGTATTCAGTAAACTGATACCTTCCAGATGAGGATAAGGTTACATCTGTACCACTAGCACTTAGTTGTGCTGATGTTGCCCAAGTTGCAGACCAACTATTATTACCTTCTTCACAAGCTTGTTGGGTAGTATGACTACCGCTAGAACAAACACCATAATCTTTATTCACTTTAGTCCAAGTGTACCCATCTTCAGACCAATAGATACTACCGTTCTGAGCAGCCCATCCACCTTCTTTATAAGCATGGATGCCTTGCATCTTAGCAGTTACACCAGAAGGAGTAGTAGATGTATTGATAGAAGCTGTAATACTACTACCACTACCTGAAGTACCTACATCATTAATAGTAACTGTTGGTGCTATCTGATACAGAGAACCACTAGCACTTAAAGTTACTGAAGTAATAGTACCACTAGCGTTTAGACCTACAGTTCCAGTAGCTCCACTACCATTCTCTTCAGAATCCGTTATTGTTATTGTTGTTCCTGAAGCGTATCCAGTACCACCAGATACTAAAGTAAGACTAATGACAGGACTAGACATGAACTTCCTGTAACCGTCTACTCTTCTATAACCACCATGAATAGATGCTTCAAAGTTCTTAAGTCTAGTTGCGGCTCCCGGTGTTTTGAAGAGATCAAAAGATGATGAAGTCTTATCCAGACCACCAGCAATTGATATTGCTACACCCTGTTCTTGTCCCATTGTTAGACGTACCTAACTCTATCGTCACCCATAACTGAAGGTTGTGGTCGTCCTGTGTACTCCTTCATTAACTTAAGACCACGTTTATATTCTTGAAGGGCTAAAGCAGACAGTTCAGTATTCTCTTTGAACTGCCATACGTAATATCTAGCTCTAGCTGATAATACTGAAGTCCATTGTTCAGGATATTTAACCTCATCATCATACGCAGTTAATTCAGATAGTTGATCCCAAGCATAGAAGAATATACGATACACTTTATCTGGCATTGGAGATAAACCAAACTTCCTACCACATGGAGACATGATTACTCTTTTAGGTACACCATAAGATGCAGTATCTTTACCTGCATCATCATTCTCACGATATTGTCTGTTCCACTGATCAACAGTAAAGAATCTTAATTGTTCTCTTGTGTGAGGTGAGGAATGTGTAGTAGTCCATGTACCACTTGCTCCTGTACATACTGCTTCAGTATCGTAATCAGTCCATGTTTTACTGGCAGCTATACACGTATCTGCTGTAGTGTAGGTAACATCGGAACAAACACCAGTAGTACTACAAGTACCTACTTCATCCGTAGTTAAGTAGAAGTTCTCCCAATCTACCCTACCGAAGTCTTTTGCAGTACCGTGAGAACCACTTGAATGTTTCTTTAAGAAGTACCATCTTTGTCCTACTACTGAATCTACAAAAGTATTACCATAGTAAGGTTCATCAGCACACTCTGTAGCTAACCAAGGGAATTCTGGATTCTCGTTAGCTATATCAAAGTACGCTCTATTGACAGTATTCTTAACAAAACCTTGAATGCCAGAGGCATTAGCAAAATTAGAGGACGTTAACTGAACTTCATTAAGCTCACTTAAAATACCGTTAGTAAGATTCAAATAAGTTTCGTGACTCATGTATTACATTCTCTAATTTATACAAAAGAATTTGGAGTTACCTAAAGGGGACTAACTAAAGTCCCCAATAGGTAAGTTACACTTCTTTAGTCGATATCAATAGTACCAATTACAAGTGCTTCAGGGCGTAGTACTTTACGACCCCAAACGAGCAAGCCACGAACAATATCTTCAAAGGAAGAAGTCGAACGTACTGTCTCAGTTGTGGACAATGCCTGTGCAGTAGATACTGCTGACATATGACCTGCGATAATATTCTTACCAGACAGACCAGTAGAAGTACCAGTACCTGTCCAACTAGGAAGATTATTAGACTTATAAAGCTTAAAGCCACGAAGTTGACCTGAAGCTACTAGTCCATTACGCAGACCACCATCACCCTGATTGTAGTCAACACTCATCAGCTTAGAGCTGGTATTTGCTAACTCCTCATAGAATGCTGGTTCTGCTACGATCCAACGATTCTCTTCAGGTACATTGCTGTCATCTAAAGTACGAGCCATACGAGCAAGTACATTCAGAGGATCAGTTTCACCTGAACTGTGACCAACATCAACCGCATCTGTAGTAGAACCATAAGTACTTACACCAGAGGCTGCTGCCATTGCTGCTAGTACGTTAGTATCGAAAGCATCCTTCAGCTTATATGCTGCATTGTCAGATGCGATTGCTTGCCAGTTAACATGACTGAAGCGTTTCTCCAGATCATCTACAACGAACTGGAAGTACTTAGCCTGATCGACCTGTAGTACTAACTGCTCATCAGTTAGATCTGTAGCACTTAATGTAGCATGACGAGTATAGTCCTGTACATTAATTGATGGCTCTTTAATGATGTTAACGGTATCACCGAACTGTGAGATCTCTCCCATATAGTCGGTATTTGTTACTGACTCACAGACAGCACTCTTACGAAAGGCAATCTGCACTTTCTTTGAGAATACTTCTGGTAGCCAATATGAACTCGCCTGTGCGGTAATCGCAGGATCAAAGTTCATACTTGCTCCGGTTTCAAAACCCATGATATTACTCCTTGATAATAATTAAAATAAACACTAGCCTTTAACTATCCTACCCTCTTCAAACGCTTTATCTAATTCCGATTGTAGCTGTTCGTATTGGTTAACGGATAAGTTGGCAATTTCCGAGGTAGTCCAGATCTTCTCCTGAGATTGTGGTTCATCAGTCTTAGCTGTTACTTTTACTGAATCCGCAGCAGAACCTCTAGGATCTTCTTCTTCTCCTGATACCTTTACTTCTTTAGAGACACTTACACCAGTACCTGTAGTAATTCCCGCATCTTGTTTGTAGAGATCAATTGCTCTAGCAGCTAAGGTTGAATCACCAGTATTCTCATAGATCCAAGATTGAATCGCTTCTGGTTGTACCTTAGCCCACTCATGAAAATCTTCGGAATCTCTTATCTCCCTGAAATCAGGATGCACGTTGAGCAAATCTTGTTCAGCTTCTCTACGTACTACTTCCTGTTCTCTTTGAGATAATGTCTCCACTTTCTCTTGAAGATCTGAAATCTGTTCCTGTGATCTCATATGAGCCACTGTTTCTACTACATCATAGACATCTGGATATTCTTCCCTAAAAGTAGCCAGTTCTTCTGGGGTTTTAGGTGCTTGATACTTAGGTCTGTTAGAGATAATGTCAGCTTTCATCTCAGCTTCTTTACCTCTCCACTCTCCTAGTTTCTTATCGTAATGTCTTTTAAGATCGTCATAACGCTTCTTGAAATCTACCTTCTTATATTTATCGGCAGATACTGTCTCTTGAGATTCAGTTGTTTCTTTTGTCTGTTGTGCTTCTGTTGTTTGAGTAGCCTCTTGTTCTGGATCATTAGTCGCAGTATCCAAAGGTGGATTCATAGAACTAACTACAGTCTTTTGAGGGGTCACATAAGCTAAAGAATCATTAGCACCATCAGCACCTCTCGGTGTATCTGGATTACTTTTATCCCAAGTTTTGCTTGCGTTGTAAGGATTTGCCTCCTGAGTTACTTGTTGTGTTGCTGTTGCTTGTGTCATCTTTCTACCTCCTTTAGTGCTCATGGTCTTATAATATCACATGAGGTGGCTAAGGTTGCTTTACAAAATCTGAAGTGCCTCCATGACTAAAAGGGTAGCTTCAGGGTGAAATCTTTATAGAGCTATTCTAATACGACTCTATAAGGATTGTTAATCGTTATTAATAAATCTGTGTGTGAAACTTTGAGGTGCTGGTACTGGTGTTTCCTCTATTGGTGGTAAAGGAACATCTTCAGGAGGTGGTGGTTCAGTAACAATAGCTTCATCGTAAGGAGAAACATCATCAGCGTATCTAGATCTTAAGATACCTCCACTGCCTGTCCGTACTGGATTACCTTCACTATCTCTTACAATACCTTTACCTCTCGGTACATAACCCTCATCTTCTAAATAAGTATTCTTTCTGTTAGCCCAAGCATCTGACATCTTAGTTAATAAACCACCTAAGAAGTATTCACCTTCAGAATCTGCCTGTACTTGTTTATATGTTTGTTTCTCTAGAGACTCATCGTACTCAGTCTCAGCTTTATCCATCATCTTACGTAGTTTATCTACACCTAACTGCTTAACAGCTTTAGCGGTAAAGACAAACTCACCGTCACTTAACTTAGCATTGATGCTGTCTGATGTCTCAGTTCCCGGACCTTCTACTGACCCTTCACCTTCATATACATCACTGCCCATCTCAGGTACTAAAGCTTCAGTAGCTTTATCTAAAATGATTTCTAATTCAGGATACTCTTCTAATGCTAAAGAAAGTACTTCTTGTTCTTCTGGAGATAGTGCTTGTTCTAAAGCAGATATCATTACTTGGTCTGTTTCCTCATCTAAGTATACAGGTTCTTCTTGTTCTTGTAGTGGTAAAGGAGGTAATTCAGGTTCTAACATACCACCTTCTGCGTATCCACGTTGTAACGGACTATACATAAACTTTTCCTCTACCGGAGTTGTTGGTACTCTTTCTTTAGTTACTCTTGTAGCTATACCTTTTTGAAACTCAGGGTATTGAGATTCCATCTTCCAGAGTCTTGAAGAGTCGGACATTAGACCACCAGTTGCAAAAGTAGTTAACCCTCCTTTACTCCTTTTTATTTGTCCTAACTCTTGACACGCTGCTTTATCTTGTAGACGCATACATTTAAAATACAGTTGTGATATACGGTCTTGAGTATCTTTAATAGTTCCAGAGCCTCCTCCTGTCATATCATAACTAGATTGTTGGGGATTACTAAAACGACTTACTACTCCTCCAAAGAAGCCTCCACCAGAATTGATA